GAAGAACAGAACCACCATCTATACTCGTATCTGTTTCATAATAAATATGATTAAAATTACCATCTGATCCAAATAAATTACAATTAAGACCTATACTATTAATATACTCAACAAAACTGGTAATATTATCGTCATTTAACTTTAATCTCATAGGAGCATTTAATTCTGGTATTCCAATTGTCATATAAACTTCATCAGCATTTTCTACATCTTCAATACCAGTAGAATGTGTTAAACTTTTTATATAAGCAACTTGACTATTAGGAGCGATTTTCAAAGGTTCAGTAAAAAAATTACTCCATTTATATGGTTTCATCATAGAATTTCCACCTTGAATGGAACTTACAGAGCGATCATCATTTTTCAAGAAAATTAAACTCATTTTATTATATAATTATAGTATATAATAAATATGTTTAAACATTTAAAACAAGATAAAAAAAGTTTAAAAGTTTTTAAAAAACACAAATCTCTAAATAATCCTTGTGAATGTGAAACTGGTTGTTTGAAAGACGCTAATGGTAAGAGTAAAATGAGCGAACATACAGCAGAATACGCTACTAAAAAGAAACCAAAAAAGAGAATGCCAAAAGATAAAGATGTATTCGGCACAAAACCATCAAAAAAATGATGTATTCATCATATTTAGGAATTTTCTATATATGCGTTTAGTTGAAGAAAAATTTTTATCTTATAATAATATATAGAATGAGTAGTAATCATATAGTATATACTGATGATGAGAGCGATGCTGAAAGCATTACCTTTGACGATGGAGAAACACTTATGTTCAAAATGAATGACATTCACCCTACTAATCAACAGAAATATAAAGATTTAGAAGATCTTGATAAAGAAGAACTTTTAGCAATAATTAAAAAAGATAAAGAGATGAAAAAGAAATATATAAGAAAATATCAAAAGAGCGAAAAAGGTAAGATAAAAACCAGAGAAGCATCAAAAAAGTATTACGATGCTAATAGAGCAAAAATTTTAGAGAAAAAAAGATTGGCATATTTAAAGAAAAAAGAAATGCTGAAGTCAGCATAGTTATTTAGAAAGGTTTAAAATTATTTAATATGTATTATAAATATATATTAAATGGTCAAAGTTGGTAAAAGAGATCTAAAAGTTAAGGACGCAAGAAAAATTTTAGTTGAATACAACAAGCAGTATAAGAAAGAAGAATTTGGTAAAAGAAACAAAGGTGGTATGGGTGTTTATCGTATGGGAACTGCTAAATTAGAGCAAGAACTAAAAATGTTTAAGGTAAGTAGAGATGGTAAATCAATTAAACATAAAACAAATGTAAAATTTGATTATAAATTACCAGAATCAGATAAATTGCCACCAGTATCAAAAGCAAAGAAATCAGCACCTAAACCTAAAAAGATGAAAAAACAAACAGAAAAAGATAAAAAAGATGAGAGTAAAGGTATGAAAGGTCAAGTAAAAGGAACTACATCTAAATCTGATCCTAAAAATTTTGAGAAGAAAAAGAAAGCACCAGCAAAAGGTAAAAAGAAAGCACCAGCAAAAGGTAAAGCAAAAGTAGATACTAATAAGGTTTTCACAGCGAAAAATGGTAGAAAATATAAAAAGAAAGCAAATGGTCAAGTTTATTTCATTAAAAAATCTTAAATATTTAAAAATTTTTATTATATTTATAAATTATATATAATAATGGTTGAAGTAGAAAGAGATAGTAGTGGTGTTATAGTTTCTGTTGATGGTTATGCTGTTCCAGAAGGTTGTAAATCAAAAGATTTAAAATTTTTTGAACATTTAGGTCAAAAATTAGATATGCCAGATGGTAGAAAAATTTATGTTTGTAGAAGGAATGGTTGTCCTTGCTGTGATAAAATTTTTTGGGAACATAGACATCATAAAACTGGTAAATTTAATTGGTTAAAAATCAAACCATATAAGAAAGAAGATGGTAAAGTATATTGGAAAGATAGATTATCTGGTAATGAAAGGACATTAGCACCTAAACAATTAAAGATGGTTAAAGCAGTTTGGGAAAAACATAATAAACCTATGGTTCTTGAAGTTAGATCATAAATATTTTCTGTATATTATATAATGGTTAATGTTCCAGCAGATAAACAATTATATAATACTATTAAAGCAAAAGTTTATAAAAAAATACCTAAACATAGTGCTTATAGGTCTGGTTTAGTAGTAAAAGAATATAAAGATGCGTTTAAAAAGAAATATGGCAATAAATCACCTTATTTAGGAAGGAAAGATGCTAAAAAAGGACTTGGTAGATGGTTTAAAGAAGAATGGAAAAATCAAAGAGGTGGTGAGGGATATAAGAAAAAAGGTGATGTATATAGACCGACAAAAAGAATTACAAAAGACACACCTAAAACCTTCAAAGAATTGAGTAAAAAAGATATTGATAAAGCACAAAAGGAGAAGAAAAAAACTGGCAGAGTTAAAAAGTTTGGAAAATATTAAATGTTTAGATATAATATATGATTTATACTGACTTGATAGATAGAGAAAATATCAAAAAAGAAGTCAAAAATTAC